GCCAGGTTAGGTTCGTGTGTTTTTGGTGAACTTTGCTATGGTGCTAAGCCGATTCTAGCCCATGTTTGGCTACCATGGTGCTACCCCCCTACCTTATTTGCTTTTACCAACTTGGGTGGGGCTTACAGAGCGAATTCCTCATGTTATGTCAAGTAGAGAAGGAAGGGAAGGAAGGGTAGACATCGGAAGGTGCGGGCTTACATTAAATAGGGGGGTTGACCCTTGGATATTTTTTTTCAATCCTGAGTGATTTTTTTTGTATGGTCAATTAGATAGATTATGTTACCTAAAGGGGGTGGCGCTGAGTGGGGGTTAGCGCCACCCATAGGTGGGCCACACTTGACAATCCCCCCGCTTTAGTGTAGACTTAAGGTGTAGGATTGTGCCCAAGGAGGAAGGATGGCTGAAGGGAGTGTAAAGAAGAAACAACCGACAACTAGGAAGGGGAGAGCTGAGGTAGCAGCTAAGGCCAAGCATGGGGAGGAACTGGCCCAGGTTCGCCGTGATAACTTAGCCGAGGTACACAATACCCACGGCGCGATGCCTGTTGGTTCCATCCGCAATTTAGGCAAGAGGATTAGGGAGGTTACGGAGGATGGAAGGTTTATTTATGAAGTGTTGAGGGATGTGTTGCTGGACAATACCCAACACGCTAGTGATAGAATCACGGCAGGGAAAGTACTGTTAGAGAGGGGATGGGGCAAGGTACCCGATATCATCATCCTTGAAGAAATATTAAATCCCACCAACCTCCTGCGCGAGTTTTCCACGGAGGAGTTGAAGAAGATGTTGGTTGCCGCTGCAACCCAAGAAGAGGTTGTTGAGGGGGAGGTTAGAGAGGTAGAAAATGTGTCATCCTAAACAAGCATCACCTTGGTTTTGTTCTCATTGTTACTGTAAGCGCACAGGGTTTGAAGTCAACACTGCTGGCGATGTTCCTCATATAATTTGTTGTAAGTGTGGGGACCGCAAGGCCGTACTTGGTCACTTTCAGGCCCGCTGCTAATGCCGACGATTAAGGACCTGGAATATGAGTTGGCTCGGCGAGACTTCTCCACCTTCCTTGGCTTTGTTCGCATCCTTGAACCCTTCCCTGGTAGGGGAGAGATAAAGTTTGAACCCTGGCCGCACCTACTTGACATTAGCAAAAAGTTGGAAGAGGAGCAGCTGGTGGCGTGGGTGAAGAGTAGGCAGTTGGGTTGTTCCTGGTTGGTAGCGGCGTTTACATTGTGGAAGGCCATGTACAATGAAGGGGCGCACGTGTTGGAGTTTGCCCAGTCCGAGCCCAAGGCCGCCGACCTCATCACCAAGCAAAAATACATCTACATGAGGTTGCCCGAAGAATTAAAGGAGCCAGTGAAGTCACTTGATAACCAATTGCAAATCCTATTTCATAAAAAGGATGCCTGGATTAAAGCCTTTCCTAGTACTAAAGATGCAGCCCGAGGCGAAACTGGCACAATGGCCTGGTTTGATGAAGCCGACTTCCACGAATACTTTGAGGGGGCTTACTCAGCCACTAAGCCCGTAGTTGATGATATTGGTGGGCAGATAATATTAACCTCCACGATAAACCCCGAGGCCGCCCTTGAAGGGTCCACCTTCCAAACCTTATACGCTAATGCACCAGCTAACGGTTTCTGCAAGGTGTTTTATGGTTGGCGGGCTAGGCCCAACCGTGACCAGGAATGGTATGATAAGGCGCAACGAGAGTCAACCAATCCTTACACCTTTACCAAGGAACATGCCGAAACTGAGGCCCAGGCCCTTGCGCCCCCTTCCTCTGTTACCTTCTTCCGTCATGAGATATTGGATGAGTTAGCTAAGGATTGCCGAGCCCCCTACTTCCAAATTGGCCGAGGTGATGTTTATCAACCTTATCAATTAGGTAAGAAGTATGTGGCAGGGACGGACACCTCCCACGGTATAGGCGGTGACGATGCAGTTACCGTGGTGTTGGATGTGGCGACGGGCGTGGTGGTGGCTGATATACAATCTGCTCATCTACCGCCAGAGGAACTGGCCGACGAGAGTGTGAAACTACTGGAACACTACCGATTTCCACTGTGGGCTATTGAAGATAATGATTGGGGTGGGCAGTCAGTAAGGAAGGCACTGACTTTGAAATACCCAAGGTTGTATTACCGAAAGGACGAACAACCTGGCTGGCACACCGGAGTCCACAACCGGAATTATATGTGGGGGGAGTTGGCCGAGGCAATTCATGGGCGGGCGCTGACAATACCTAACAAACAAGGTCTGGCCCAATTCTACTCCGTCATACGCAATGCTAAGAAGGCGGGAAGGGTAGAAGCACAGCGGGGCCGCCACGATGACTATCCTTTGGCCTTGTCCTTGGCTTGGCAGATGACGAAGCAACCTGGTGGGGCGGCCAAAAGTGGGGGCACTAGCAGTCCCATATTTATTAGCGTGTAGGAAGGATGATGAACTTAAACTGTCCTAGGGGTAACCATGGAGTTATGCAGATTATTGAAGAAAACTTGGTGGGGCCAAACCTTTGTATTAAACAAAAGTGTGCTACTTCTTTTGGCTGTGGTTTAATCCTTACACTTAAATTACCTGTTCAAATTGAAGAAAGCGATGTGGGGGTAAATGCCTCAAACTAAGCCTACCAAGGAATTCATTGAGCGGAGGGAAGGACATTTGCGAGGTGTGTGGGAGGATGCGCGGGACCAGTGGATAAAGGCGGACCAATTCTACCACCAGGAAAACCAGATTTGGGAAAACAACAAACGGACCAGCCTACACACCTCTCGCGCCCCTTCCATAATCGACACCGCCGTTGACAACTTCCTCTCCGGCGACCCCCGCGTACATCGACCCCCTGCTGGCCGAGGGAAGAAGCACCAGGAAAGGGCGGACCGCATCGAGCCGTGGCTGAGGCAGATTTTACTGGCCACCGCCCTCCTTGAGCCCAACCCCACTTGGAAACAACTGGCAAAGAACATGGCCTTGTATGGGTATGCTGTATTGGAAGGGCCTATGTTGGATATGGAGGATAGGCCGGAGAAGCCAGTAAAGGGGAAGGGGGAGGACAAGGTAGATTTTGAGGCCAGGATGAGTTTGTGGCAGTCCGAATCTAAGACTTGGATGCCGTTTCGTATCCGCGCCCCCCATCCAGCCCGTGTCCTCCTTGACCCACTAGAAAAAACACCCAAGGAAGCTATCAAAGTCACCCAATTCTATGCAGGGCAGTTACGAGACCTTACATTGAAGAAGAAGGATAAACTAAGTTCCTCCGTCGAAGTGTTTGAGTTTAATGATGAGGACCCCTACGACAAAATCAATGTGATGGAGTATTGGAGTAAGGAATGGCACGCAATGGTGGGGGATGGCAAGTTACTTTTTGTAGAGGTGAACACGTGGGGGTTTGTGCCCTACGCCCATGCCTTTTCAGGGTGGGGGCAGGAAGAAACTGAGGCTGACGGCCCACAGCCAGAGAAGTTGGCTAGGGGACTCTTAGACACCCTCATGGACGACCTCACGGCCCAATCCCAATCCTTCTCAGGCCGCCAGCATGCCCTTATAATGGCCACCTACCAGAAGTTTGGCACAAGACAAGATGGGGCGGAAATGGCAGAGAAGTTGAAGGGGGATATTATAGGGGATTTAGGTGGGCCGGATGACCTCTGGATAACCGCCATCCCTCAACTCCCTGCTTGGTTGTTTGAGCAGAATGCCCTAGTTGATAAGGACCTTGAAGAGGGGAGCTTTTCGAGGGCGCTGGGTGGGATTCGGGATGTTGGTGTGTCTACCGTTGGTCAGCAAGCTATCTTGTCCACTGCCGCCGAGCAACGCTTCGTAGCCCCCAGCCGCCAAATTGAACACTTAGCCACCATCACTGGCTCTCGTATCCTTCGCTTGACCGATGTGCTAGATGAAAAAATTACTATTAACGAGTGGAGTGTAGGGCCAGAAGACATCGCCCATGACTACGCTGTTGACATCAAGTTTGAGTTACAAGACCCCGTTCTCCAACTCCAACAGAAGCAGATAGGGATGCAGGAGGTGACGGCTGGTCTCAAGTCTAAGGAAACTTACTGGTCCGCTGATGCGAAATTAGAAGATATTAGTGGGGAGAAGGACCGGCTGTTGCAAGACTTGGTAGAAGCTAGTCCTGAAGTGGTCAATGCCCTTGCCCAACGTATCCTTGAACGGGATGGGATTCTGGAATTGATTCAATCTATCCAGCAGGAGCAGGCAGGGGCCGAAGCTGCAGGAGGTGAGCCGCCTAGCGATATATTAGGACCTGACGGCAGCCCTCTCGCTTCCACTCTTGGTGGGGGGCCAGGCACAGCAAACCAACTCCGTCAAGGCCTCACACCACAAGTCCCTCGTCCTCCCAATGCCAACACCGCAGTCTTTGCAAAGTAGGAGAGGAAATGGCTGAAATTAGCCGGTTTGAACGGATTACGGACAATGTGTTTGAGAAGTTGCAAGGGTTAAGGGAGGATAAGACGGAGAAGGAGATTCCGTTAGGGTTTGAGAAGGTGAGGAAGAGTGTGGCGGTGAAGAGGTTTCAGGCCATGAGACCAGAAGCCAAGCAGAAGTTGATTGATAAGTTGGGGGTGGCGGAAGTTATGAAGATGATAGGGGAGAGTTAATGCCCACACCAGAAGAATTGGCCTTTTTAGAATTACTTGGGGAAAGTCCGCCAATCCCCCAGCAACCCCCTGTACAACCCTCTGGCCCTCGTCCCACAGCAGCACCTCGCCCTGTTTCCAGGCCAGAAGAGGCTATTCCTGCCTTTGACCCTTCTATTCAACAAAGTTCACCTATTCCCCCTGCTCCTCCTCAAGCACCCGCACCTCAGCAAGCGCCCCAGCAGGCGGCCCCACAGACTATCCCGCCAGAAATTGCTGCCCAAATTGAAGCCATGCCTGGGTTTGCTGCCAGTAGACTTAGTGTAGAGCAACTAGCCCCCCTTCTTTCCCAAGACCCTTTCACAGGTGCAGTAACCTTTGACGCTACCGCATTTTCCAAAATAAGTAGTTTTATCCGGCAGACAGCGGCGGATGTGAGAAAGGGGGAGGAAAGGGAAGCAAAGGAGACTCAGGATGAGGCGGACCGTACCGCCGCAGAAGAGCGTGAAGCAGCCAAAATTGAGCCCCAGGACGTACCCAAAAATATTGACCAGTTGATGACAAAAGCCCTACTAGAGGGTAATTTTGACTTTGCCCGCCGCCTCAACGATTTTAAAAAGCAGCCAACCAGTTTTGAAAAGTTGCGGCTTGCAATGGATTTTGCTACCTCTCCTGGTGACTCCTTCATAGTCTCTGCCATAGCGCGAGGGGTCTTTCCAGACCAACCACCTCTTGGCCTTGGTGAAACTAGACCTATCCCTGCACCTGGTTTCTCTCAAGACCTTTTCAATGAGGCGTTTGGTGTAAACCAAGACCCCTTTGCTGGGTTTCAGTTTCCTCGAAAAGAAGAAGAAGCCCCACCTGCTGGTGCGCCCCCACAGGAAACAGAGATACCTAGTCAGCCTTTAGTTCGTGAGCCAGCCTCCCAAACACCCCAACCTGGCAGCCAATTTCAAGACCTATTCCAAAATGTTTTTGAGAGGGAAGAAGAGGAAGCACAGGAGGAGGCGGCCTTTGCTCGTATTCCCCCACCTTCCCCTACTGGATTTGCTGGTGCTCAGGCTGCATTCCAAGATTTGGAGGATGAGGAGTTAAGAGATGAACAGGCCCTAGCCCGCATACAACAACCTGGACTCAAAGGTCCCGTAGAAGGAACCTCTGCCTTTGGTGGGTCGGCAGCGGCAAACCCCTTTGCCCAAGGGTCACAGTTTCCAGCTAATGAGCCCTTCAAGCGCGTGGGCCAAATCCCTGAACCTATTGGATTGCCTGCCCTCCCTCCTGCTCCTCCCCCACCTGCTGCCTTTGGACAACCTACCCCACCTACCAATGCTGGTCAATCTCGCCCCCTACCTAGTGACCGTATTGTTCCTGAAGGAGCTTCTCCCTTCACCATCTCAATTGGTGGGAAACAAATAGAAGTGCCTAATTTCTTTGGGGATTTGTTCCGAGGGATTAAGGACCCTAGTGTTCAACTCCAACGACCTAAATCCCTCCTTGGTGCTGTCGGTCTCCCCCGCCTTGACCCAGGAACCTTCTCTCGCCTTACCGCCCAAGAACAGGATGATTTTATAGGCTTGACAAGACTGAATCGTATTGACCCCCGTGATTTGCGCCGAGAGATGGAGTCAGCACGGCCTGTACAACCTAGTCGCACCCGCATATCTTCCGCTGCTGGAAGGAGTAGATAATGGCCCTAGTTGAACGGGAGACCTCTGAACGGAGGAAGTTGAGGAGGTTGACAACTGAACTTCAACCACAACCACCTACTGGGCAACCTTTCCCACCACTCGCCCCACCTGATGAGGCCCCCAGCGCCTTTGACATCTTCAAAAAGTTGCCAATCCTTCCTGGTGGAGGGGGTGGGCCAAATGTGGGGAAGGTGTTACAGGCGTTGGACCAAGCAGTTAAGCCTTTTGAAGCATTGACTCAGGGGGCACGGCAAATTTCGGGCCGTTTGCCTCAACTTCCAAACTTGCCTGGTATAGGTGGTCCAATTGTAGGTGCTGGCCAACGGGCCTTGGAATTTGGTAGAAAGCCTGAAGAGGAGAGAAGGAAGTTTAAGCCAACCGGCAACCTCTTCTCTGATTTCAACCAGGTGGTAGAGTTGGAAAGGGAGGAGCCCTTCCTTGCCCAACTTGTTGGTGGGGCGGTAACTGACCCAACCGTGGGCTTTGGTGGGGGGAAGGCGGCTGCTAAGATTGGTAAGGAGGTGTTGGAGCAAGCGCCTACTATAGCTAAGGCATTGGCTAAGGAGCAAACTGGGGCCATTACATTGGACAAGGCCCTTACCAACATACGCAACAGAGCTAAAGGAATCAGCCCCGATACCGCCCCCATCCTTGACGACCTTGGTAAGGATAGCGGAAGGGTGGTTACGGTGGCCCAACGCGAGGCCGACAACCTTAACCTGTCCGTGGCCAAGGTAAATGATGCCTTGGTTAAAGTGGCAGGGAAACGAAAGAACTTGACTCGCGCCCAACATGTGGAAAGGAAGAAGAGGGTTTCCTCTGCACAAGAAAAACTCCTTGAGTTTGACGACCCCAATGAGGCCTTTGCTGCTGCCCGCGCTGAACTCAAGGGAGAGTTGGCTCCACGTGTATCTGATGAGTTGGTTGACCTAATTGACGATGTGGACATCACCCGCATGGCCAACCACATCCGCAACACTGACACTATCCCTTTTGGTCCCCGTGGCTTCTTCCAGCGCGAAAATGCCTATGATGCCCTGCGGAAGTTTACGATAGGAGAGATTTTACAACGAAACGAGATTAAGTTGTTGGGAAGGCTGTTTGGGCCAGACTTGGAAAAGGCATTGTTAAAGGAGCGAAGCTGGATTCAGGTAACGGGCAATGTTATCAATGAGGCCGTCAACCTCCCTCGTGTCATGATTACGGGCATCTGGGATATGAGTATGCCCCTTCGTCAAGGTGCAGTTGTCCTCCCCAACCACCCTATCCGTGCTCAACAAGCAGCAGGCAAAATGTTCAAAGCCTTCTTTAGTGAGAAGGTGGCAATGGCAGTAGACGAGGGCATCGAACTTCATCCCAGGAGAGACTTGATGGAAGACGCAGAGCTAAGTATTACTAAGCGAATAGGGCCACTATCTGGGATGGAAGAAAATGTTATGTCCAACTGGATACGCACCATTCCAATATTAAAGACTATTGCTAAGGTCACCTTCGACCCTGCCTCCCGTGCCGCCCACACCTTCCTTAACAAGTTGCGGGTAGATGTGTTTGATGACTTTGTAAGGAAGCAACTGGCAAAGGGCAAAACCTTTGAATCCCACCCCGAAGACTTCAAAGCCTATGCCCGCTTCCTTAACTGGGCAACAGGCCGAGGGCCAATCCCAACCTCTTTAGAAAAGTTTACCCCCTTCCTTAATGGATTACTATTCTCCCCTCGCTTGCTCACTTCCCGATTTGCCCTCCCTGCTGCCCCATTAGTTGGCCCGTGGCGTGGTGAGCAAGCAGTGAGTAAAGTAGTACGGGCACAGATAGCAAAGGAACTTGTAGTTACTTTTACTACAGGGATGGCAATTATGGGCCTCATGTGGCGGATACCTGGTGTGGAATTAGAGATGGACCCCCGTTCCTCCGACTTTGGACAAGGTAAGATTCAAGGGACAAGGTTTGATATCTGGGCAGGGTTTCGCCCCATAGCCAACCTGTTTGCCAAGTTGGGTACAGGGGAGACTAAATCTCCCATTTCCGACCAGGTAAAGAGTCAAGACTGGCAGACCACCATTGGGCGCTTTGTCCAATCTAAACTCGCCCCTGTACCGGGGTTTGGTGTAGATGTAGTAAGAGAGGAGACATTTCTTGGCGAATCCTTAGAAACCCCAAAGGACTTTCGGGATGATGTGGTCAAACGCTTGGTCCCCCTCTTCATCCAAGATACCTTAGAAGCGTATGAGGAAGATGGGTTATTGTTAGGGGCTGGCGCAGGAGTAGGGGCCTTCTTTGGCCTTGGTACCACCTCCTTCTCCGGCCTCACCAACACCCTCCAAGAAGGGGCCGACGCCTTATTCAACAAGAATTGGCGGGACCTTTCTCCTAGGCAGAAAGATGAGGTCCGCGACCTTCCCGACTCCCAAGCAAAAATCCTTGAGATTGATGAGAGGAGTAGGGGGGTGGCCCCGCAAACTCAAACTACCAATGCTTTTGACCAACTCTCCCGCATCCGCCAAGAACAAAATGATGAGTTATTAGAGCAGTTGCGTGCTGGCCGAAGGGGAATTGTCCTCCGCAAGTCGTTGCAAAGCACCAAGACGGAACTTTGGGCGGGGAGCCAAGCATTATTCAGCCCAGAAGTTGAGGTGTTTTTAAAGAAGGATGAGGAGACGGCTATGGAAGAATTGCGTCGGCGGTATTGGACGGCCTCTGCCCTAGAAAACCCTGCCACTGGTGAGTTGGACTTTGCCCACCAGGACAAGCAGCGCAATGAAGTGTTGGAGCAGGCGAAGGACTTTGGTATTGACCCTGCCTTGGTTAAAGAAAGGTCGCGTGTGTTTGAGAACGATTCGGTACAGGGCCTTATGGACCTTTGGAACCGCGACCTTGGTACCCTCCGTACCATATGGAAGGGGTCTAATGATATGGTGAGAGGACGGTTAAGCCCAGAACGGCAGGAAATATGGGATGACTTTTTATCGGAGCGTTCCACCAACCGTAAGTCCCAACTGCGCAAACAACACCCATGGATTAGCAAAGCCCTTACCCTTCGCAACAACCTCCGCAAGCAAGCACGGGCAAAAAACCCCGACTTAGACCGCATCTTCATTCGCTGGGAATATTCTATTGTTCCGCGAAGTGAGGGTGGAGCAAGATTGCAAGAGGAGTTGTTCCCCCTTGAACCCTAGACTTGACAAAGCCTACTATATGTGGTACAGTTAAAGGGTATAAAACCGTCTAATGCCCAACAACTTTCCGATAAGGAGACAACTTGATGGCTGAGGAAGAGATACAATTGACTACTGGTGAAGGCTCCGCTGAGGGGAATACTGATGCGGACTCAAGAGACAGTAGTAGCGACTCCCCCGAAGTGGTGGCGCTGAAGGCTCAGTTAGCTGACTCAGAAGCAAAAACTCTAAAGGTGGAGAATGATAAGAAGGCAGTCGAGGGCCGCCTTCGCAAGGACCAGGACCTAGCCACCCAGTTTGCTGACCTTAAAGCAGAAGCTGCTGATGACCGACGGGCCACACAAGCTACGCTTAAAGCCTTGGCCGCTGGGGAAACCGATGGGCTACCCCAACAACTCCAAACAATTGAATCGCAATCAGCACAAGGACGAGCTAACCGCAATTGGGTGGCTAGTTGGAACTCCTTGATGGATGATATGGATGCAATTGTTGCTGATGAAGATGGAGAGCCCGTGTTAGACTATAACACGGATAAAGGGCTAGATGCTTGGCGAAGTAAGGTAAGTGAAGCGAAAGCTCAATATGATGTGGCTAGTATTGCTGCCACCTTTGGTGAGCTAGGACGCTATGTTACCAAAGCTCGCGCCGCCACCTTTGATGAAAAGATTACCGCAGCGCGTAAGGAGGAGCAGGAATTGGCCAAAGCTAAAATGGAAAAGGCGGGCATCCATGACCTGTCTTCTGGCGCTGGGGCAGGTGGGGCAGGAGACAACCCCCGCCCCGCCCTATCCAAGGCCGACCGAATGGCCGCTGGAATTGCCAAACTCAAGTCCCAGGGGAAAGATTTTGCAATCAACCCTGGCACCCAAACCTAATTAGGAGAAACTTATGCCCACCCTTTCTGAATTCGCAAAACTGGCGAATGATGAGGTAAACCGTGGTGTAATTGAGGAGATTATCACTGCCAACGACCTTATGCCCTTCCTTCAATTCAAGGGCTTTGAAGGTAACTCTTTCCTCTACAACCGTGAGAACGCCCTAGGAGCCTCGGCTACCCATGCCGTTGGTGATACTTGGGCTGACACCGAGCCAACCTACACGCAGAAAACCGCTGCCCTTGCTATTGTCGGTGTCCAACACCCCCTTGACCTCTTCATCCGTGACACCCGTGGCAATGTCAACAATCAAGAAGCTATCCTGCTGATGCAGATGGCCAAATCCCTCGCTAGGAAAATTGAACAACTCATCATCACTGGCGACCCCGCCGCTACCTCCACTGAGTTTGAAGGCCTCACCTCCCTCATCCTTGGCGAGACTAGAATGATGGCAATGGATGATGGGAATGTAGATGGGCCTGGCACCGCCGAAACCGAACTAACGTTGGACCGCCTCGATGCCATGATTGACCAAATCGAAAATGGTAAGCCGAGCGCGTTGGTTATGAACAAGACCATGCGGCGCAAGTTGTCCGCGCTGTCTCGCACCTCTGGCTCTGGTATCCTCATGGACAAGGTTGAGATGTTTGGGAAGCAGGTGGATGCGTACAGCAACATCCCCATCGTCATCAACGACTTCATCACGGACGCAGAGATTTATGAGGATAGTGGCACCTGGACCTCCTCAACTGCCACCACCATCTTCGGCCTGAAGTTTGGTGAGGAGAATATGGGTTATACCATACTACACAATGGCCCCGTTATGTCTCCCCAGGTCCAACGAATTGGAATCAAGGAGAACAAGAATGAGGAACTGTTCAGAATGGTAACCTACCTCCAACCCATTATCTTCTCTACGAAGATGATTATAGCGTTGGGTGGGATTGATTCGGCAGCCTAGTAAGCAAAGGCGGGTAGGGTTGAGGGCTTTCGAGCCTACCTCCTACCCTCCTCCTTCCTCCAGCCAGTTGGGGGACCTGGTTAAAAACCCCCATTAACATAGGTGTGAGAGCTGGGCTTGCGGGAGCCTCCAAACCTCTTAGCTGTGGGTTCGATTCCTACCACATCTGCCAAAACCAAAATCTTCCTGACCAAGTTCAGGAAATCAGGAGATAATAATCATGGCCGACCCTTTTATTCGCCAGGCACGCGGAGTCTTTTCCGCACTCATTGGTTCCACCGCCGTTGTTGCGGGGGATGCTGTCTACTTCGACGGCACCGCCTGGGAACTGGCTGACGCGGACGATGAAACTAAGTTCGCCGAGGCCTTTGCCGTAAACAGTTTAATCGCTGGTGACACTGGTAACCTCTGTACTTCCGCCATCATTGTAGACACCGACGCCCCTTTTACCCAAGGCAACACCTTTTTCCTCTCCGCCACAGCAGGTGACCTCACCGCCACCCGCCCAACCGGAGCCAACAACCTCATGCAGGTGTTGGGTTTTGCCCTTTCCACTACCGAGTTGAAAGTGGAGGCGAGGATTCCCTACGAAGTGCACGTTTCACTGTCTCCCCTAGGTGATGGTGCTGCTGCTGCGGTCCAAAACTTGGATTACACCGGCTTCAACCTCCAGGCCACCTCCGAGGCGGTAGGCTACACCTGTATGGT